TGGCGGCCTCGGTGGCGGCCCCGGTGGCGGCCCTTCCCTTGCGCATGTGCCAAATCGCCGCCGCGAAGCCGCCGGCAAACCGCAGCACGAACGGGCTCGGGACGAACACGATCCGCTCTCGCGGCGGCGGGGTCAGGTTGGCGGCCCGGTAAATCCCCTCAACCGCTGCGCGCATCGCCTCGCGGTCGCCGTCGTCCATCGGCCGCGTCCGCATGGCGATCCCGATCCACTTGTCGCGGACTTCGCCCAGCCGCTCGCGGTGCTCCGGGTGGTCGTCGAAGGAGTAGATCTTGGCCATCGCTCAGTCCTCCACGCGGCGGATCTCGTCCGGCGCATACTCGTGGTGGATGTGGACGCGGTAGTTGCCCGCAGGCAACGTAACTGTGGTGTGCTCCTCGTGGCGCAGGGCGACCGGCGCCGTCACGCGGAGGAACCGCTGATCCGTCTCGGAGCGGTACAGCTTCGCGCTGCGGTTGGCAATGCGGTGCGCGTGGCCTGTGACTTCGCCCTCGGCGAGCACGACGCCGCGCTTGCCGCGCGGAAGCTCGGTCAGGTGAGCCGGGCAGGCGTCGAGGAGTTCCATCAGGACGTCGCCCTGGCGGAAGATGAGTGGGGTCTTGGTCGCGTTCTTGGTCTTCATATTGGTCTCCTTACCAGCGCTCGCCGTTCGGGCGGAGCTGGCCGTTGTCGATTCGGTCGCGGTGGTAGGTCTCGGCTAGGTCGTCGGCATGTTCCTGCTCGTAGTCTCGCTCGCGGCGCTGACGTTCGATTTCGGCGGCGATCTGGAGGCGACGGAGGGCGGCCCGACATTCCGGGCAACCACGACAGGAGTCGGAGCACGTCATTACACGACCCCCACGTAGACACAGATCTCCATCGAGCCGCGGGCGGCGACGACCGAGCGGAAGGAGCCGTCCCCGTTCGCTCGAGCGTAGGTCTTCTCTGCGAGCACGAACCCCTGTGAGCCTGCCCATCCGCGGAGCGCGCGCTCGGCGTAAGGCTCGTTGTGGGAGTGGATGGACAGTGACCCGACGCTCGTCAGCATCAGGTTGAACAGCGCGCACAGCCGCGCAACCGAAGCCTGCTCGACGTCGAGCACGGCGACCGGGATATGCTGGATAACTGCAGGAGCGAAGGTCGTCTCTGCCGCGGGCTGGTCTGCCGTGTGCGAGACGTCGCTCGCGTGCACGAGGCGCTCGGACTTGTCATCGTGGTAGTCGGTCATGTCATTGGTGGTATCGCGTCACGATACGAATGTCAACACCCGTCGTATCGATTTCTTCGCGTTCGTTCTTGCGCGAGCGTCCGAGCATGCCTTATGACGAGATACATGTACAAGCAACTCGGCTACACGCCCATCCGCGGACCAGGAGAGCGGCTTTCGGAGTGGCGGCGGCGCCACCGGATGCTCCAGCGCACGCTCGCGTACAAGATCGGCGCGACGCAGGCCATGGTGAGCGACTATGAGACCGGAAAGAAGCGGCCGAGCTCGGTGTACATGGCGCGGCTCCAGGTGGTCACCGGGATCCCGATGATCGACTGGCATCCGGAGGCCGAAGACGACGTGAGGGCCGCGTAGTGGCGCGGATGTCGATCGACGACAAGGCGCTACGGGACCCGCGTGTCCTGCGCCTCGCCAAGCGCCTCGGATGGTCGCGGCGCGAGACGCTCGGCGCCCTGCTCGATGTGTGGGCGGTCTGCTACGACCGCGTGGCGTCCGTGCTTGAGGTCGAGGACGTCGACGCGGCCGCCGAGCTGGAGGGATTCGCGGAGCACATGGGCCACGTCGGCCTCGCGGATTTGGTACCCGAGGGGGCCGAGATCAGGGGTGCCCACAAGCGAATTCGATACCTCGCCAACCAGGCCGAGCGCGGGAGGGCCGGTGGGCGCAAACGTGTTCTCAATACGATAGCCGCGTCGATCCGTGATGCCGAATACACAAGTCAAGCCCTGGCTTCAAGCACCGCTCAAGCAAACCCGAAGCTTCCGGATACTGTTCCGGATTCTGCTTCTGCTCCGGATGCTGTTCCGGAAAGGAAGAAGATGTCGGCAAAGCCGACCCTTCAGGCCCTCTCGAGCGAGGAGGCAGCAGCGGTGAGGGAGGTGCTCTCGCGGCTCACGACGCGCTCGGGGGTCACGTATCGCGGCTCCAAGGCCCACGCGGCGCTGATCGTCGCCCGGCTCCGGGACGGGATCACCGTGTGGGACCTGCGGAGGGTGATCGGCTACTGCGCCGAGGCACTCGGCTGGGAGGACAAGCCGGAGATGCGCCGCTACCTGCGCCCAGAAACGCTGTTCGGGCCGCAGACGATCGAAAAGTACCTGGACGCCGCTCGGGCCTGGGCGCCCGGCGACGCGCCCACAGAGCAAACCACGAATGCCAGGCAGCTACGCCTGGTCAAACCAGAGGAGGCATCGAATGCGTGAGGTAGATCCGGAGGTCGTTGCAGACATCGAGCTGCGCGACCGCAGCGAACGAGACCCAAACCGCGCCCGCGACCTGCGCTCCGCGGCCGGCGGCGAGCTCGGCGACCGCAAGACGGTGGGGCACTGGCTCTGCCGTGTCGCCACCTGCCGACGACCCGTCGAGGTCACCGCTGACACGGTCTACGTGCTCGAGGTGATGAACGCCCATCTCGCGGGTCGCGGGGAGGCGCCCATCCAGACCTTGGACGTCGTGTTCTGCGAGGAGCACCGGCAGAAGCTCGGGGAGGCCAGGCAGGCAGTTAGCATCCAGGTGAGGGCCAAGGTCCGAGACTACATCCTAGAGCTTCGCAGCGAGGACCCGCCGAGCCCGGACAGGGAGAGGGACCTGATCAGCAAGATCGAAGCCCTCGGCCACCCCGATACCAAGGGCCTCCTTCAGAGCATCGGAGACCGGAGGAGGAAGGATGAGGGGAAGACCCAGAAGCCCAGAAGGGGACTCTAGGCCGTGCCACGTTCGTCCCAACCGACCCCGTAAATGCTTCTTCTCTTGGTAACGCGGTGCGGCGCAAGATGGTGTCGAGAGAAACCGAAAGAAATCGCGTATGGTCACATATGGTCATTTGTCGTCGGTCGGCGACAATCGTGTGAAACACACTGTTCCGCCAGTGGAACAATCGGCCTGTGGATAACCTGCGGACGGGCTTATCAAGATGGGCCAACCAGACAACAGGATCTTGCGTTCCGAAAGCAGGTGCTGTAGCCAGGAAACGTGATTTCTAGGCTGGGTCGCACCGGGCACAGGGCTCCCAAGGTCCACCTAGAGCCCGTCAAGACGCCGCAGATTGCGGGTGCGACGCTCCACCGACACCCGCTCGAGCGCGAGGCGGCCCGGGTGATGAAGCTCCTCCAGCTCGTGGGACGCCGGCTAAACCGCTGGTTCCGGGACATGCCAGAGCTCCAGGCGTCACAGTACGCCATCCGAACGGAAAACGGTCTGGTGTTCACGACGAGGCTCGACGAGGCCGGCAACGCGATCATGGAGCCCGTGGTACCCGGTCGGGACATGGTGGACACGGCGAAGTGGTACTCGGATACCCTCCTCGGGATGCTGCGGGAGCAGCGCCAGCGGGCGGCGATGAAGTCGGGGCGCCCGGACATGACGGACGAGGAGGCCCGCGTCGAGCTCGACGAGCTGATCGCCGAGGCCATCGAGACCATGCCCAAGGAGCAGCTCAAGCGCCTGCTCGCGGCGCGGCCCATCGATGCGGCCGAGGGCGCAGAAGGTTCGCCGCCACCTCCGGCCGAGGTGCCGGGCTCGTCTCTCGCCGACGCGGGCGATCCTGCTCGCGAGCCAGAGCCGGAGGTGGCCGCGGAGCCTGCGAGCGATGACCCATTCGGATTCGGAGATGCGGAATGAGCGACGAATTCGATCCGGTGGAGTTTGTGCGACAGAAGCGCACCGCGGATGAAGCGTGGCGGTTCCTGTCGAACACGCCAGAGTATCGTGCCATGATACGCTCACCCGAGATGGTAATGCTGTGCGGCGTTCAAGCGGAGCACCTGCGCGGCTTCGACCTCACGCGGAGGCTCTGTGCTCTCGACTGAGGCAACACGCGGCCACACGCCGCTCGCGATCACCATCCGCAAGCCCAAGGCGTCGGACCAGGGCTATGTCGCCTCGACGTGGGTGGAGTCGCTGTGCCGAGCGAACGCGGACACCACGCGCGGTGGGCACGGGATGCTCGTGGACCAGCTCCTCGATCATCCGAACGTGCGGTGCCTGCTCGCCGTCGACCCGAACCGACCCAACGACATCTACGGTTGGCTCGTGTGGTCACCGATGAAGGCCATCCGCCTCGTGCACTTCGTCTACACGCGCGTTGCTCTACGTGACCGAGGTGTCGCCGCAGCGCTACGGACCGCCGCCGAGCTCGACGACAACGACAGACCGCTCGTGTACACCATGCGCGGACCCGCCTGGATGTCGCTGTCCAGGAAGTACCCGACCGCCATCGAACAACCCGTGAAGGAGTTCCTCGCCTGATGCGCTACCAACCACTCCACGACCGAATCCTCGTAGACATCACCGAGGAATCCAGCGTGACTGCCGGCGGCCTATGGGTCCCCGACATCGCGAAGAACAACAAGCACATCGCATTCGGCCAGGTCATTGCCGTCGGCCTCGGCCGCACAAACCTCGAAGGGCAGACCGTGCCGCTCCAGGTCAAGCGGGGCGACATCGTGTGCTACCCGCGCAAGGCGGCGGTCCCGCTTCCGATCATCGCCGACGACATGACTGAGACGTTCGTGCTCATGATGCGCGAAGCGGACGTGATCTCGGTGGTCCACGACATGCCGCAGCCGAGCGTGCTGGTGGACCGCACGGGCGCGCCGCTGTCGATGATGCCGAGCTCGCGCGCGATGCCGGACGTTGCCGCGAAGAATCGCGAGGAGCTGGAGCGAGCCGAGCGCGCCGGCTTCGCGGACCCGACCGAGCACACCGACGAGCCGAACGGGATGACCGGATGACGAGTCTCGTCCACGAGCCCGGTACCATCTGCAAGTGGTGCCGCGTCGACGAGGCTACGACCACGGTCTACTCGTGGCCGACGTGCATCACGTGCGCATCGGGCGGGGAGAAGGCGCGGATCCGCCGCTACCTCCAGAGCATGAGACCAACCAGGGAGAAACGAGCATGAGCGAGAAAGCAGCGACGCACCGGATCACCTACGTGGTGTTCACGACCCCGGTCACGATGGACGGCGATGCCGGCGCCATCACGTACTGGAGTCAGGAGAAGTGGGGCAAGAGCATCGAGGTCGAGGAGAGAGGACCGTTCATCTACCTCTACACGCTCAAGCGCGACGACAAGGGGACGTTGGCGCGCACGGGAACCCGCCGCCGCGTTCCGATCACGAGCGTCGGCTACATCGCCGAGGTCCCGCTGTGAGCGTCGAGGACATCGTGGCGCGAGTCGAGGCGAAGAACGCCCCCATCGAGGGTCTCAGCATCGCCCAGGTCGACGCCTACGTGGTGTTCCGAGCCGCCGCTCGCGAGGTCCAGGGCGACGTGATGCGCCTCAAGGAATCCCAGGCGAGGTTCCAGGCGGCGCTCGCGAAGCTCGTCGAGGTCACGAACGCCAAGCCGGAGGTCGGCTGATGTGGACGGTGTTTGCGAGATATGCGATTCCGGCGCGCGCGAGCGGCGAGATTTCGGGAACGTTCGAGCACGTCGTCGCCCTCTGTGCGACCAAAGAACTGGCTATCCAGTTCATCACGGAGCGGATGGGCCATGACGACGGAAGTGACTGCACACCGAGATGGGAGCAGGCGGGCTACTTCATCCGGGAGAATCCGTATATCCAGGTGATCGGACTCTCGAAGTAGCATCTGACGATGGTCTCCGACCGCACCAAGGAGGCGCTCGCCCGGCGACGCTCCCAGCGGTCGGGCGGCGCGCTGATATCCCGACTCACGGACGAGTGGTTCCCCGAGGAGCGGAGCGCGTTCGACGATCACGCCCAGCTCGTAGCCATCGAGTGCGGCCGGCGCGCCGGCAAGACCCGCGGCGTCGTGCGCGACCATATGCGCGACCTGATGACGGTGCCTGGCTACCGCGGGCTCTACCTGAACAGCACGCGCGGCGAGGCCGAGCAGCTCGCCTGGATTGGCAACCGCGCCGACGGCTTCGCACCGCTCATCGCCGCGCTCGGGCTCCCGTGGAAGCTCGACAACGCCGACCTGTCCATCCACAACCCAGCGACCGACGGGTGGATGTACCTGCGCGGCGCCGACGACGAGCAGGAGTTACGTAAGCGCCTCGGTGGCGCCTACCACAAGGTCACGTGGGACGAGGCGCAGAAGATCCCACCCAAGCTCGGCGTGAGCATCCGCGAGGTCTTCTTCCCCGCGCTCCTCGACTTCGGCGGCCGGTTCCGGATGACGGGTACGCCCGTACGCCAGATGTCCGGCCTGTTCTGGGACGTCACGCGCCCGGAGGTTGACAAGCGTCTAGCGGGATGGAGCGTCCACCACTGGAACCTCCTCGCGAACCCGTATTGGGGGCGCGCGCAACTCGTCGGCGGTGCCTGGTACGTGGTCTGGGGTGCTCGAGACGAGGTCGTGAGCGGCCCGCACGATCGTGGCGAGCTCGCGGCGGCGGTGATGGGCGCGCGCATGACCAAGGGCATGGTCGCGCTCCAGACGCTGTACGGCGGACCCGAGGTCGCGCCGATGGACTCGCCCATCATGCAGCGCGAGGGCTTCGGGCGCTGGGTCCGCGAAGATGCGGCGTTCGTGTACGCGGTCAACCGCATCGCGGCGAGCCGGCTGCTCTACGCCCCGCATCGCTCGCGCCCCGACGGATTCCCGGATGTCGCCAAGGCGCTCGGAGATCTCCCGTTCGACTGGCGCGAGTCGATGTTCTCCCTCGGGTGTGACATCGGCTGGTGGCCAGACCCGTTCGCGTTCGTGCTGTGGGCGTGGCACGGACACGACCCGTGCTTGTACGAGGTGGCGAGCTTTCGCCGGACGCACCTGACGAGCGACCAGCAAGTAGCGGCGCTCCGCGAGGTGATGGCCGTGGTGAACGTCGGACTCATCGTCGCCGACGCATCGGGCCCGGCAAAGCCGACGGTGAAGGGATGGAGCGCGGACTTCGTGACGCGCTACAACCTCCCGATCCTGGAGGCCGACAAGCAGCACAAGTACACGCACATCGACGTGATGAACAACGACATCGTGCGCGCGCGGCTCAAGCTCCGCGACGGCGGACCGCTCTACGACGAGATGTCCCAGCTCCAGTGGGCCACCATCGTGTCGGGGTCAGGGCGTATGGTCGAGGACCCGACGCTCGCCAACGACGTGTGCGATGGTGGGCTGTACTCACACCGGCACTCGTATCAGTATCGCTGGCGGCCTGAGGACAAACCGCCGCCGGCTGGATCACCAGAAGCCCTGCTCCGCGAGGAGCGAGAGCTAGAGGAGGACATGGAAGATGAAGCCGATGATCGTGGTTCCCGATACCACTGACCTTGACGACGAGGATGCGATGGAGGCCGAGTTCCTCGCTCGCGCGGAGTTCGACGAACCGCAGGGCGCCGAGGGTCTCTTGCGCGTGAACATCCATACGCGAACACCCCCGTGGGGACCAAAGCTCCCCGCAGGGGCGGCATGGGTCGGAGCCTGCTACGACAACGACCCGATGTTCCATCGTAAGCCGTCGGTGACGGATGCACCGCCCGACGCGAATGACATCGAGGAGGACGATCCGGACTTTGAGGACGAGCCGTGATCCCAGGAGTCGAGGCCGTCCAGGAGTTCATCCTGTGGGCGCGCAAGCACCACGTGAACGTCGCGCGCTTCCGATACGGTGACGTCGAGGTGGAGTTCACCGACCCGCAAGCGATGGCGCCCGACATGCCGAACACCGCGCCCGTCGCCGCACCACGCTCCTCCATCTACGAGGAGTTCGCGGGCGACCTCGCCAAGAGCCCGACGACTCCCAACGCGAGCGTGGAACCCACCGAGGAGGACGAGGGCGATGACTGAGACGCTCGGCGCGCTCCTGTTCGTGCTCGCGGTGCTCCTCTCCCCGAAGCGGTGTCCACGCGGGTGGTACCTCGACGGTGTTCGGCCGAGCGGCATCGGTGCGTGTCGCCTCGCTCCGCCGCCGGGATGCGGCGAGCCCGTTCCGCCGCACAACCAGCCGTGCGCGACGCAGACGCGACCAATGCCCATCGCCATCTACTGCACCGGAGGCTCCCGCCCGGTCGTCGTCGACGAGCGAACCGTGGGTTGCCAGCGTCGCTGACCTCACGTAGTGTCAGGGCAATCCGGATGGGCAAGCGCAAGACCACACCCGCGGGAGACCCGAAGCCCAAGCGAGTGTACGCGCGCCGAGCTGGCAAGTTCGATGGAGACGACGACTCCGGCGGACCGATGACCGCCGGCTCGAAGTGGTGGACCTGCGAGAGCGGGCTCGACGCCGCGGCGCAGCTCCAAGCGTGGGTGGGTCGCCTGCGCTCGTGGTGGGTCGGGTACGGCATGATGGACATGGTCCACGAGGCCATCTACCGAGGTCGGCCGCTCGGCGCAACGCAACAGCAGAACATGGGGACCTATCTCCTGCTCCGCTCGGGCACGCTCCTCAACCTCAACGTGGTGATGTCGTGCGTGGATACGGCGACCGCGCGCCTCACGAAGCGCCGGCCGATGCCGCTCATCGGCTGCGACGACGCGGGGGCGACGGAGAAACAGTTCGCGAAGAAGAACAGCCGCATCCTCCGGCGCAAGATGGGCAGCGCGCAGGTGGAGAAGATGTCCCCGCGGCTCATCCGGGACTTCTGCATCCGCGGCGACGGGTGCGCCAAGATCGAACGCAACGGCGGCGACGTCGCCATCAAGCGCATCCCCATCTACGAGATGGTGATGGACCCGTTCGAGGCCGAGGCGGGCAACCCGCGCACGATGGCCCACGTCCGACCCGAGCCGCGGGAGATCATGGCCCGGCGCTACCCGAAGTTCGCCGAGGCCATCAACAGCGCCCCGGCGTACTCGAGGTCCGAGCCCTGGCTCATGCACGCCTACCAGGGCAACACGCTCGCCGATTACGTCGAGGTGTTCGAGAGCTGGCACCTGCCGAGCGGCCCCGGCGAGCTCGACGGCCAGCACATCGTCGTGATCAAGGGCGCAGGGACGGTGATGCGCCGCTGCTACAAGGTGGAGCGGTTCCCCGTCAAGCGCGTGCAGTGGTCGCCGCCCACGCGCGGCGTCGGGCGCGGTGAGGGTCTTGTCGCCCAGCTTGCCGGCATCCAGGAGCAGATCAACGACATCCTCCGTGATGCGCGTGAGGGTCTCAAGAACGGCTCGCAGCTCACCATCTTCGCCCAGCGCTCCGCGAACGTGAACAAACACCACCTTCGCGCGCGCCACCCGAAGGTCGTGGAGTTCGACGGTGTGGAGCCGCACTACGTCGCACCGAATCCCGTCTCCGAGCAGGCCATCCGCATCCTGCTCATGCTCATCGACCAGGCGTATCAGATCAGCGGCATCTCGCAGATGAACGCCCAGGGCAAGAACACCCTGGGCGCCAACGCGAGCGGGCGTGCCATCGATACGATGGACGACCTACAGAGCGACCGATTCGCCCACGTCGAGGCCGACTACCAGCAGTTCCGCGTGGAGTGCGGTGAGGGCATCGTCGACGAGGCGAAGGCCATGTACGACGAGGTCCACAACGCCAAGGACGCGCCGACGTGGGACGAGACGCCCGATCCCGTCGAGGACCTCGCGCCGTGGATCGCCGACAACGAGTGGGATGACGTCGAGCTCGACAAGGGCACGTACACCATCGCGCTCGAGCCCGTGAACTACCTCGCGGACTCGCGCTCCGGCAAGCTGGACCAGGTGAACGAGCTCGGGAAGGCCGGCCTCATCCCGGACCCGGCCATCCAGGCGGACCTGTTCGACGAGCCCGACATCGCGCGCGCGAACCGGATCATCCTCGGGCCAAAGCACAACCTCGATGCCATCATGCAGGGCCTATCCGACCCCGCCGTGCCGATGCTCGACCTCCAGCCTGACCAGTACATGAACCTCCCCCTCGGCGTGCTCATCGCCAAGGGTGAGCTCAACGAGATCCAGTCGGAGCAGCGGAACAGCCGCAAGCCCGACAGCTACGAGCCCATCCTCGAGCGATACCGCCAGTGGATCGAACTGGCGCGCCAGGAAATCCAGAAGGCCGAGTCGGGCGCGATGGCCGCGTCTCCGCAGGGCCTGCAATCGAATGCGATGGGCGCCGCGCAGTCGGCGATGTCGCTACAGCCGGGGCTCATGGGAGATCCGGCCGCCGCTCCGCCGATGGCACCCGGAGCCGGTGACGCAGGGATGGTGCCGCCAGGGACGGTGATTCAGTGAGCGACGACGATGATGACATTGCACTCGACTCCGGCATGGAGCCCGAACTGACCATGGAGCAGGCCGCGGCCGGACAGACCGGAGGCGGTGGTGCGGACGACGACGATGATGACGGCGACGAGGACACGATGGCCGTGCTCCCGGCCGGCGGCATCTCGCACGTCTCGACGCCGCGCGGCACACGACCGGTCTCGGACAAGGTCCGCCAGATGCTTCGTGACATCGGCGCCAAGCACAAGGCCAGTGCCGAATCCGCCGACGGGGACGAGGACGTCGCGATCACCGACGGTATCGAGGAGCCGTACGGCAAGTCTTCGGCGAAGGCGCCCGCGGGAGCAGCCCAGCCCGTCACTCCTTCGGGCGACGCTGCACGCCAGCCCGCGGGCGCCCAGCCGGGGGCCGCGCCGACCGCCATGCTCGACCCCGAGGTGGCGAAGGGTGTCGAGGCGAACACCGCCCGCGCGGCAGAGCTCGACGCTCGCGAGCAGGCCATCGCACAGCGGGAGCAGTCCCCCGACATGGAATCCCTGCGCGAGCTCTACAACGAGAAGGGCGCCCCGGCGGTCGTCCAGTTCCTCAAGCTCATCACCGGCCTGGACGGCGACGCCTTCAAGGAAGAGGTCGCTGACCTGGTCACGAGCCTCAGCTCGTCCGAGCTGGGAGTTGACGTTCCGAGCGAGATCAAGCAACGTCTGGACATCAAGCGCGCCGAGCGTGCCATCAAGGCCATGAAGGCCGACACGGCCCGACGCGAGCAGAGTGAACAGCAGAAGAAGAAGACCGCCGAGGAAGCGCAACAGCGCGCCTACCTCGTCCACCTCTTGAATGAGGAGACCGCAAAGCCCGACGTCTCATCGCAGTACAGTCACCTCATGCTCGAGGACAACCCCGGAGAGGTCATCATGCGCGTTCACGAACGCCGCATGAAGGAAGGCCGGGACCCGAAGGCGTACACGTGGAAAGACGCTGCGAAGGAGGCCAACGACTTCCTGTCCAAACAAGCTTCCGCCTGGTTCGACAAGCGGAGGCACCTGTTCAGCGCGGCCCCTGCGAAGGGAGCGCAACCGAACGCGACGGCACAGCCGACCAGGGAGACCGCCCAGGGACTACGCAGGTCACCGGCTCCGCCGACGCAGAAGGAAGCGCCACCACCCGTGACGATCGTGAGAAACGGTCGCTACGACGCAGAGGCCCACCGCCGGCAGACCAAGGCGAAGGTCCGAGGTCTGTTCAAGCCAGCCGACGAGGGAAGCGGCTAGCCACGCGGGCGACGTGAACAGGTCACTCGTCGAAGAAAGTGACCTGCGATGACTCTCGATCCAACCACGTACAACCCCATGCTCAAGGAGCACTACGCTCCCGGCATGGTGGTCAACATGGCCTTCCATAAGAACAAGGCCGTCGGTCTCCTCACCAAGCGTAACCGCAAGCCGTCCGGCGAGGGCGGCGGCAAGTACTGGGTGCAGCCCATCCAGTACGCCGACCCCGGCGGTGGCTCGTCCGACTTCGGCACCGCGAACGCGGTCGTGAGCGGCGAGTCGCTGTTCGCGGCGTTCCAGGTCACGCGCAAGAAGCACTACCGCGTGGCCAAGGTGGACAACGAGGTCATCGAGGCCACGTCCGAGGGCAATATCGACGCCTTCGAGCCCGCGTTCGACGAGTTCGATCGCGCGATGCGCGCCGAGGGCAACTACCTCAACTTCCGGTTCTTCCGGAGCCGCGGCGGCTACATCGCGCGCATGACCAACAGCTCGTTCGCGACGACGATCATGACGCTCGACGACGCCGCGGGCGTCTGGGCGCTCCGCAAGTACGACGTGGTGAACCTCGCATCGACCGACGGCACGTCCGGCGCCCTGCGCGCGGGCTCGCTCACGGTCGCGAGCGTCCAGCGCCGCGCTGGAACGGTCACGTTCACGGCGAACATCTCGACGGGCATCGCCGCCGCCGCGCAGAACGACTACGTCTACCTGGCCGGCGACTTCGGCCTCGCGGCGTCGGGTCTGCTCGACTGGTGCCCCGACTCCGACCCGAGCGCGACGGCGTTCTACGGCGTCGACCGCACGGCGGAGCCCGAGATGCTCGGTGGCCTCCGGGTCGACGGCACGGACGGGCGCCCGACGCACGAGCTCCTCATCGACATGGCGGTGGAGGAGGACAACCTCGGCGGTGAGCCGGATGTGGTCTTCGCGAACCCGCGCGCGCTCGGCACGCTGTCCAAGCAGCTCGAGGGCAAGTGGGTTATCATGAAGGGCCAGGGCTACGGCGGCCAGGAAGCCGACATCGGCTACAAGGGATGGCAGGTGACGCTGGAGGGACACGAGGTGACGATCTTCAGCGATCGTTGCTGCCAGACGAAGCGTCTGTGGATGACGCAGATCGACACCTGGACCATGTTCTCCGCCGGCATCGCGCCCAACTTCATCACGAAGCGGGCGGGAAGCATCCTCAAGATCTCCGAGACGAGCGACTCCTGGGAAGGTCGCATCGGCGAGTACTACAACTTCGCGAACCGTGCCCCCGGGTACACGGTCAACGGCCAGCTGCCCACCTAAGGAGGGATCACCATGGCGAACGAAAGAACCTACCGAATCGATCCCAACGTGTTCCTCCAGCAAGCGCTGGCGGGCGTGGCGCAGTCCCCCGCGGATCGCACCGCGGCGGCGTGGGCCTCCATCCTCGCCGACGTCAACGCGGGCGGGTCGTCGTACGAGACCCTCGACACCACGGCAACGTCGCTGGACCTCACGGTCTACGAGTCGCGTCTCACCGTCTCCGGCACGATGGCGTTCACGCTCCCCAACGGGACGTACGTCGGCCAGCAGCACAAGGTGCGGTGCATCTCGGCGGCGTCCACGCCGATCGCCACGCTGACCGTCACCACGCCGGAGACCAACGCCCCGTACGTGTGTGCGTCTACGTTCGTGTTCGACACGGCGGGCCAGTCCCGCACGTTCGAGTGGACGGAGAACAGCAAGTGGAAGTGCATCGGTGTGGAGAAGCGGGGCGGCACGGCGAACAACGTCGTGGTCGGAACCACCGTGCTCACCGGGTACTCGAATTGGAACCAGTACAACCTGTCGGTGACCGGCACCGTCTCGTCGACTGGCACCCGCGCGCTCCCGAACGGCTCGTGCATCGGCGAGCGCTGCACGATCATGAACACGACGGCGGCGTCAACGCCGATCGGGAACATCAACGGCACGTTCCGCGGCGGCGCGGCGACGGCCTACACGGACCTGGGCGCCATCGGCGTGGCTGCGAGCACGACCGCGACCGGCGACATGGCCATCCTGGAATGGGAGGGCACCGCGTGGGTGGTGCTCTACCAGACCGGGTGCACCCTGGCGTAAGGAGCTGACCGATGATCCGTGGAAGCAATCCAACCAAGTCGCCCGTGGTCAACCAGATCACGTTCTACGCGGCGTTCCTCGGCGGCGGTGCCGCCGCCAACGGGTCGGTCCCGTCCAACGGCGTGTTCAGCGCAGCGACGTCGACCTACCCGAAGGCGGCGAACCTCGGCACGTCGTGCACGTACATCTCCACGGGGGTGTACGACGTCGTGCTCGCGGACAGCGTGAAGAACATCCTCTGGGCGGACGCCAAGGCGACGTCCGGCGGCGCGAGCCCGACGGCGGCGCTCGATGTCGTCGTGTTCTCGATCGTACCGAGCACCAAGACCATCCGCGTCAAGGTGTACACGCCAGCAGGCGCGCTCACCGACCTGGGGACGAGCGACATGCTCATCCTCAAGATCGACGCGGCTGACACCTCGGCCATCAACTGATGACCGGCGGCCGGATGGAGACTCCGCACCTCCATCCGGCCTTCTACCTTTCCGCGGAGGTCCGCTAGATGGCGTACACCCGCACCCTTCTCCAGCTCCGCACGTTCCTCACCCAGAAGGGTGGATTCGAGAACAGCGCGGACCTGACCTCGAGCGTTCTCGACGGCTTCATCAACGACGCGCTCGAGGAGGCGTGGGACATCATCGTCCAGCGCTGGGAGGACTACTACACGAAGTCCGCGACGATCGCGGTCACCTCGGGCAATGATTCGGTGACCCTGCCGACGGACTACCTCAAGCTCCGCCGGCTGTGGATCTTGGTGAGCGGGTCCGAGTACAAGCGCCTGCTCCCGGGCGACCTCGACACCGCGCACGTGTTCACGTCGGCGACGCTCAGCGGCAAGCAGTACCGCTACCGGCAGGACCAGAGCGGGCTCCACCTGATGCCCGTGCCGCCCCAGGCCGAGACCGTCAAGCTCTGGTACATCCCGCAGGCGACCCAGCTCGTGGCCGACGGCGATACAATCACGTTCGACGTCCCGATGGTCGCCCGGCTCGTGCTCGCCATCGCGTGGCGCGAGTGCCTCGACCGCCAGGAGCTCGACCCGTCGCCGGCCATGGCGAAGGTCGACGAGCTCACGAAGAAGTGCAAGACCTCGGCGGACGGGCGCGACGCGGACCAGCCGTTCTACCTCGACCCGAACAGCCCGCGCACCGACGACTCGTGGGATGACGGAGACTGGTTCTAGTGGCGGCCAAGCGACCCGCGCGCCCAGCCGTGCGCTCTCAGCTCGTGGGCCGGCAGACCCACGACATCGAGGGGGTCACGCGCCTGGCGACGAACATCGCCGAGCAGGAAGCGCAGGATCTCCCGGTCGTCCGCTCCGTCCGCGAGAACGTCGACCTCGTGGTGGGCACCAACCGCCTCGTCACCGGGCTCCCGCGGCGAGCTCGTGGGTGCACGCTGACCCAGACGGTGGCCGATGCCTCGTTCTCGTGGGCGTTCGCGCCGAGCGGTGACCGGATGGCCGTGATCACGATCATCGGCGTCGACCAGCCCCGCGCTACCCTGGAGTTCTACTAGCCATGACCACCGACCCGAATATGGGATTCACGTACCCCGTCGACCACGGGGACCTCGATGTCTGGGGTGCGGTGGTCAACGCGGCGCTCGCGGTCATCGGCGCGCACGACCACGCGCCCGGCAACGGGACGCAGGTCCCGAGCGACGGCATCGACATCGACGCCAACCTCCCGTTCAACACGTTCGCGGCGACGGGCCTCCTCGCGGTCGAGTTCATGCCGACGGCGACATCGACGGTGAGCGGGTTCGCGGGCGCGTTCTTCATCAACTCGGCGGACAGCAACCTCTACTACCGGAACACCAGCGGCACCAATATCCAGGTCACCAACGGCGCGACGCTCAACGTCGCTGCGTTCACGGGCGGCATCGGCGGCGACTACTCGTCCGTCGGCGCGCTGTTCTCGTTCGACGACGCGACCGACAGCTACTGGGCTCAGCAACAGCTCGTTCTGGGCGTGCGCGCATGGGCGGGTCTGCGCGTCGGCAACGTGGACATTTACCAGCAGGCCGCGAGCATCACCAACCGGGTGCGGCTCAATAGCCCGGCGGCGCTCGCGGCAAGCTACGCGCTGACGTTGCCGGCGGCGCTCGGCGGGTCGACGCTCGCGCTTCAGATCTCCAGCGCGGGCGTAATGTCGCTCTCGAACACCTTTGCGTCGAAGGTGACCTCCACCGACTTCGCGTTCTCGACGGCGCAGGCGTGGAACCAGGGCGGCTCGCGGTGGCAGGACCCGAACGGGACGCACACCAAGCTCCTGACGGCGGCGGGCGCGCAGAGCGGCTGGACGATCGCCGCGAGCACCAACGTGCTCACGATGCCGCTCGACGTGCGCGAGGGCGACACCATCACCAACTACGCGGTGTACGTGAACAAGGGGCAGACCGCGAACGCCATCTCCGCCCGGCTGTGGGCGCGCCGCGACTCGACGGTTGGCACCGAGACCGCGCAGACCGCGGGCGTGTCGCTCGCGGCGGCGACCACGGGCTACCTCACGCTGGCCGAGACCGGGCTCACCGTGACGGTGACAGCGGGATGGCAGTACTACCTGATCTTCACGCCCGGCAACAGCGTGGCCCCAGCGGCGGACCAGCTATTCTCGGTCGTACTCGCCGGGACGAGGGCCTAGCCGTGGCGCTCCACCGTGCGCCTGCGCTGGCCATCCAGTTCGCGGGCGGGCTCGACACCAAGACCGACTCCAAGCAGGTTCAGGCGGTCAAGCTCCTCAACCTCGAAAACGCGACGTTCATCAAGCAGACAACGCTCGCGAAGCGCAACGGCTACCGCTCACTGGGACGCCAGGTCGACGAGACGGGGCTCCAGATGCCGGACGCCATCGGCATGGCCACGCGGTCCGACGAGCTCGTGGTGTTCGACGGCGACCGCGCGTGGAGCTACCGCGACAGCGTGGACCAGTGGCGCGACGGTGGCGAGGTCACATCCGTCGTGCAAACCGACGTCGTGGTGGCCGGCTCGACGACCAAGCAGACTTCGCCCGACCACGCGACCAACGGCGGAGTTACCGCGGTGGCGTGGGAGGATTCGCGTGGTGGGGTGTGGTGCCAGGTCATCGAGCAGGCATCGGGGCGTGTGCTCGTGTCGGAGGTTCAGGTGGACGCGGACGGCCAGCGGCCGCGCTGCGTCGCCGTCGGAACCGTCGTGCTCGTGCTGTGGGCGAAGCCGACGACCTCGGAGATCTGGCTCGCCATCGTCAACCCAGCGGCGATCACCACGCCGGTCAAGCAGCTCCTCACCGGGGACCTGTGGTCGTCCAACCCGGTCTACGACGCGTGCCCGAGCGCGTACGATGCGGACCTGTTGCCTGGAGTGATCGCCTGGGCGACCGCGAGCGGATACCGCGTCGGCTACCTCCACTCGTCGGGAGTGCTCGGCTCGCCGGTCACCGGGCTCCCGTCGGTCGCCTCGTACACCGACGAAGTGGACGGCGCCATCGGCGTGTGTTTCAACGAGACCACGGGTGCCTCGGTATCCGTCGTGTGGACGGGCCCCATCTTCGACTCGGTCTACCGGCTCCACGTGCGCATCACGGACTCGGCGGACCTGACTGACGTGTTTGGCGTCGCGCACCTCATGGCCTCGGCGCCGTACGCGACGCGCATCGCGTGTGCCTACGACGACGCGGACAACACCGAGTTCTGCGCGGAGTTCGACGGCGGACGCTCGGACTTAAACTACGTGGCCGCCGGCACCGTCGACCTCGCCGCGGCGACCGTGCGCGATCCGGCAACGCGCATCCTCAAGGGCCATTGTGTGGCCTCGCGCGCGTACCACGACAACGGCAACGTGTGGGCGTCGGTCTGCCACGCGGTCCAATACTTCCCGTACGTCGCGGTGGTCAAGCTGTCGTCGGACACGTGGGGCGGAACCGACGGCAACACGCTCGCGTCACACTCGCTCCCCGGCACGAGCACGGGCGCGCTCCCACGCTCGCACGTGCCGAGCGTACAGCCGGTCGACCCCGACGAGAACATGCTCTCTCGGTCGCACGCGGTCTGTTACGGGTACCGCATCCAACTCCCCGTCGACTCGGACCAGGCGAGTTCGACGCAGTTCACCGAGGACGGCATCCGCGTGGTGACTCTCGAGCACGACTCCGACGCCTCGTTCCAGAGCGCGCAGCTCGGCCAGGGGCTCTATCTCGCCTCGGCGTGCATGCAGCACTACGACGGGCGGCGGTGGACGGAGGCCCAGTTCCTGTGCGCGCCGGACGTGGCAGAAGGCGCGGTGATCGCCACGGCGACCACAACCGGCTCTGTGGCCAACGGCACGTACAACGTGGTGCTCTGCTACGAGTGGGTCGACGCGCTCGGCGAGCTCCACCGCGGACCGTGCTCGGTTCCGGTGACCGTGACCGTCGGCGGTGGCAACAACGCCATCCAACTCGTGATGCCGACGTACCGGCTGACGTTCCGGGACAACGTCCGGATCTGCGCGTTCCGCTCGGAGGCGAACGCGACGGGGGAGCCGGAGTCGATCCCGTACTTCCAGATCACCGGCATCGATCCGAGCGTGGTGACCGGCAACAACTGCTACGTGCCGAACGATCCAACGGATGACTCCGTGGTGTTTGTCGATGGCCTCGCGGATGCCGACCTACTCACGCGCTCGGCGCTGTACACCAACGGCGGCATCCTCAGCAACGATCCGGCACCGTGCGCGGGCAACGCCATTGCGGGCGGCAAGTCTCGGCTGTTCTGGACCGACCCGAGCGATCCGAACCTCGTGCGCTACTCGCAGGAGCGGGCCGATGACAACGCGATGGAGGCGTCGGTCGCGCTGACGCTCCGGTGTGACCCGTACGGCGGTCGCGTGGTCGCGCTCGGCGTGATGGACAACGCGGTCTACCCGTTCAAGGCGACCGCCGTGATGGTGTTCGGCGGACCAGGACCCGATGCCGACGGCGGCGCGACGACGCAGAACGCGTTTTCCCCGGTGGACCTCGTGACCTCCGACGTCGGGTGCTCGGCGCCGACGTCCATCTGTCAGCTCCCGGACGGGATTGCCTTCCAGTCGTCGAAGGGCATCAAGATCTTGGACCGCCAGCGCGACGTGCTCGACATCGGCGCGCCGGTCTACGCGTACAACGACCAGACCATCAAGCGCGCGACGCTGCTCCCCGACCGTCACCAGGTGGTGTTCCTCACCGATGACGGCGTGACGCTCCTGTTCGACTACTCGCGCGGCCAGTGGTCCAAGTACACCAACCACCTCGGCTACGATGGCGTCGTCCGACTCGGGCGCTACCACTACCTCCGCACCGACGGCCGCATCTTCCGCGAGACGCCCGGCGAGTACCGCGACGACTACACGCACATCACGATGAAGATCGAAACGGCGTGGCTCTCCGCCGCCCAGTACCGGCAGGGCTGGCAGCGCATCTGGCACGCCCTGTTCCTCGGCTCGTACAAGAGCGAGCACACGCTCCGCATGCGCTACCGCATCGACTACCGCGAGGCGTACGCGGAGCCGCTCACCGCTGACGTCAACGCGAACTACGACCCGAGCCGCTACGGGTCCGGCGACTACGGGGACGGGTACTACGGCGGCACCCTGGGTGACACCCAGCTCTACCAGCGCGAGTTCCACCTCAACAAACGGTGCCAGGCCATCGCCTTCGAGTTGAGCGACATCGAGGAAGCGGGTAGCTTCGGCGCCAGCTTCGAGCTCTCGGAGCTACTGCTCACGGGTGGTATTCTGGGACCGCGCCAGATGGTTGGCGCCGCACGGAGAGGATGACCATGCCGCCATTCCTGACCCCAGAACAGAAGATCGCCCAGCGCGCCGCGCAGAACAACACGGACAGCGGCATCGGGGACATCCTCCTCGGCGGCCTCAACGCCGGCCCACCTCCCCGCGCGGAGTTCGGGCATGCCGGACAGATCGGCGAGCTCATCAACTCCGGCTACCAGGACATCAACAACCGAGGCGCGCCTCAGCTCGACGCCACTCAGCAAGCCCAGTTCCGCGCCGCCCAGCTCGCGCAGCTCGGCCAGCTTCAGGGCATCGCCTCCGGCGCACAGCAGGGCGCGGGCGAGATGGCCGCGCGCCGGCAGGTCGCGAACGCGATGGCGCAGCAGCAGGCGATGGCCCGCATGGCCCGTGGCGGTAACGCGCTCCTCGCGGGGCGCCAGGCCGCGCGGAACACCGCCGGCCTCGGGCTCGCGGGCGCCGGCATGGCACAGCAAGCGGCCCTACAGGACCAGATGGGCGCCCAGGGCATGCTCGCGCAGGTCTCCGGTCAGGGCCGCGGACAGGACCTCCAGTTGGCCGGCCAGAACGCCGGGCTCCAGTCCCAGGCGCAGGGCCAAAAGGACTCGTTCTACCTGGGGCTCCTCCAGCAGCTCACGGGCATGGACCAGGCCACGCTCGCCGCAAAGATGGCCGCGTACCAGGCCAAGCTCGCGCAGCCGGGCCTGCTCGGGCCGCTCCTGTCGATGGGTGGGCAGATCGGCGCCGCGGCGGCGATGTCCCCCACGGTCAACTACGGTCCGCTCCCGACGAGCAACGGCCACACGGGTGGCTAGCCGATGGGGATGATCCAGACCGCAGTCGGGCCCATCTACGTGCCCGATGACCTCGCCCCGCCGCCGATGGCGCAGCCGATTCCGGGCGTCGCTCCGATGCTCGAGGGGGCGCCGGGCGCGCCGTCGATGGGCATCTCGCAGGTGCCGCCGCTCGCGCAGGTCGCCCCGGTGGACTTCACGCCGACCGAGGACCTCCAGGCACTCGGCCAGGCGGCCGATGCGGGCGCAGGCGCGCTTCCCGCGGCGACGTTCGCAGGCGACCGCGGCGCGCAGAAACGCGTGGCCGCACAGCAAGCCTACCAGGCGTCACCCGAAGGCCAGATTGACCAGGCCACCCAGGGCGCCGCCCAGGTCATCCAGGGCCAGGCGGACATCGCGGGCGAGGCCGGCAACGTCGCCGCCGCCGAGGCCGACGAAGCGGCAGTACTCATCGACGAGCGGAACGCCGCGGCACAGGTCGCCCGCGACGCGAACGCCGCGCAGGCGAAGGAGCGCGCCGAAGGACTCCAGCGCCATACCGACGCCTACGATAAGGCCGTCGAGCAGGAGGCCAAGTACAAGGTAGACGACGGGCGCCGCTGGAACAACCTGTCCACCGGGCGCAAGGTGCTCGCCGGCATCTCGGTCATCCTCTCGGGACTCGGCGAAGCGCTCCAGCACAAGAGCGGGCCGAACCCGGCAATCTCGATGATCATGGACGCGCTCAAGGATGACGTCGCCGCCCAGGTGCGTGAGCGCGAGCAGCTCGGGCGGGTCGTCGACCGCCGTCGAAACAGCATCGACATGTACCGCCAGCAGACCAACGACCTGCGCGAAGCCGGCAACCTCAAGCTCGCCGAGGAGTACAAGCGGACCGCCGACCAACTCGAGGCGACCGCGGCGAAGTACGCAAGCCCAAAGGCCAAGCTCAACGCGATGAACGCGGCGGCACAGTTCGACCTCGAAGCCCAGAAGCTCCTCGGCGCGTCGGCGGAGGCGAAGTTCAACCGCGACGTCCAGCGCCAGCAAGTGGCCATTTCGCGCGCAGGTGTCGGCGCGCAGTACGCGCGGCTCAACGAGGACAAACGGCAGTTCGACGAGAACCTCAAGATCCGGAAGAACGAGTTGCTCATCGAGGCTGGCAGGCTGGAGCAGGCCGGACAGGCCGCGCAGGCCAAGGCGCTCAAGGAGGAGGCCGCGCGAAACAACGAGCTCGCGATGCCGGCGCCGCCCAAGGTCGTGATGGGCGCGGACGGCAAGCCCGTGCTCAACGAGGACGGGACCCCGAAGATCTCTCGCGCGGCGCCGCTCGTGAACGAGGACCAGACGACGTGGAACGCGCCGTCCAAGGAAATCCGCGCCGAGCTCGGAAAGAAGTACGCCGCCGCCGCCGAGGTCACGGCGCTCATCGACGAGGCGCTCGCGATTCGAGACCGCGTCGGCGGCGAGAGTGCGGCGGCGAACAGCGAAGACTATCAAAAGCTCAAGGTCCTGGAGGCTCGGCTCCAGCTCCTCGCGAAGTCGGGCACGCAAGGTATGTCGTCCGACAAGGACATGGAGGCGCTCCGCTCGGCGCTCGGCGCGGCCGACCTCACCTCGTTCCGTTCGCGCGCCGCCGGGCTCGAGGAAGGCCGCGCCCGCACCATCGACGAGCTCAACACGTCGATGCGCTACCTCGGCAACTATACGGGTGGTCGAATCGACTTCGACTCGAACCGCTACAAGGGCTCGACGACCACCGCAGAAGACCAGGCGTTCAAGAGCGCCGTCACCGACTCCAGCGGAAGTGACCGCGCGCGGATCCAGGTGGACTACGCGAATCGCGCCAAGACGGACCCGGCTGGTGCCGCGAAGGCCCGTGACGCAGCACTCGCCGATGCTCGCGTGCCGGCGGCGACTCGTCAGCTCGTAGACGTCCAGGCGGCGACCCTTACGAGTTCGGGCGCGAGCGCGCAGGACAAGATCCGAGCACGCATGATGCTAGAGAAGGTCGTCGAGCAGGGCCAGACCGAGGCAATCCGCAACTACGCCCAAAACGCGCTCCAGACCGGAGGCATCCTCGGCGGAGCAGGTGGCGAGGCGACGGGCGGCGTCACCGGAACGTCCACAGCGCGGGACACGTCGTACGGCGCGCCCGCGGCCAAGGGGAAGTAGATGGGTGACACGATCACCCTGCGCGGACCCGACGGAGACATCGTCGAGGTGCCGCTGGAGTCGGCGGGCGGACTCATCGACCGCGGCTACCGCGCCGAGCAGGCCGGCGAGCGCCTCTCGCGCATGGGCGAGGCGGCGAAGGAGGACACCTACGGAGGCGTCGGCGGCGCGGTAGGCGCGTTCACCACGCGGGCGCTCGGCGCCGCTACCCTTGGACTATCCGACGCCGTGCTATCCGAGCTCGGCGGGCCGGACGCCGCCTACGCGCTCGATGCGCTCCGCGACGTCAACCCCGGCGCCGCGCTCGCCGGCAACCTCGCGGGCGCGGTCCTCCCCGGGATGGGTGCCGGCAAGCTCGCCGGCCTCCTACCGGGCGGCGCAGCCTCTCGCGCAGCACGGAGCATCGTCACGGCCGGCGAGGAGGCGGGATTCCTCGGGCGCGCCGCGTACACCGCCGCGGGTACCGCTGTCGAGGGCGGGCTCCAGAACGCGGGCGCGTACATCACAGACGTCGCGCTCGGCGACCGCGAGCTCTCCGCCGAGGGATTCGCGGGCGCAATGGGACACGGCGCGTTCTGGGGTGGCGCAGCCGGCGGCGCACTCA